GTAAGGTTTTACCTCTTAAGAGGTGTTGAGCAAGTTTATTGTTCATCTTCCATACGGAGAGTCTGTGGCTTTGCCACCGCGACGTCTAGTCTGCATTGAGACCAGAAGGTTTTGATGTTGCGTGTCTTCGGACACGGTCTAATCGGCCCGCGTGACTCATCCTTATTTGTTACAAACAATGTAGGATTACACGAACCCCTTCGTTGGAGGGAGTTTCGTGTCAGGGGCGTTGTTCTTCAAGTCCTTAAGGACATTGACGGGCCCCTCATCTGTATATATCTCCGCTGTGGGATCCATATACAATGTTTGGAACCGGAGCTTTCTTTTGAGATGCTCCGAGTTCCTACACGACTTAATCGTATCAAAAATGAAACGATAGTCGACTACATCGTCAACTTCATTTGTGAAGTTGGCGATTAGTAGATCAGCTTCATAGGAGGTCTTACGACTCTCCCATGTTGCAGTCTTGAAACCGCGGTCGGCTCTGCCGACTAGCAGGAACTCTTGGTTCGCTGCTCTGGCTAGTTTTCTCTTAAGAGAAAACTTGGTTTCATAACCCAGTTTACCGATGTATTTCGATACAATTCGGTATCCTGTGTTCTCTCGAAGCTTGAACTTTGTTCGAGCTTCTTCGAGTAGCTCTGCCTCCCTCTTAGAAGGAGTCAGATCAAATAGACGATCTATAAAGACGTCTATTACATCGTCTAAAGGCACGCCTCTGGCGTACCTATCCGATGCGAACTTTCCAAGCACTCTTTGCCCGTAGGCATCGAGTGGTATGCCCTTAAGGGCATGCTGGATAAGTCTGAGATGTGCTTCTGATAATTCAGCAAGCACGTTCTCTAAGTCCCAACCATCAAAGATGGGAGGACTCATTCCTATCCCGCCTAGTTCGGGAGGAAGTTCGATTTGGCGACTTATGTTGCCATGTCGATCACGGGGCAGATACTTACGCATCCGTCCCATGAACCGGCGTTGTACTAGCACGTTAAGCGTGCGTTCCCAGCCGGGAGGGCTCCAAAGTAACTGTTTATACAGTAACTTTGCCTTACCGATTGCGGGGTTGGTCTCAACCTCTGCTTCTCGGTCTTTCGTCTCGGTAGACAATAGTCTTACCTTGATCGAATCTACCAGTGCGTGTTGACTATAGTCAATACGCTGCTGGCTGACGAATACGGTCTCCTTAGTCTTAAGGATGACCCTTTCGCAATAGAACCCGCCAAGCCTACTTCTGTAGTGCTTGCCTTCAGACAGAACCATTTGGTTCTTCTGGTGGTTCTTACCAATATTGTCCAGATATCTATCTGGTCCAATACCGGTGTGGTCGTCCCCGGCGCAACTGAAGTGGCGCCAGGGCAAGACTATAGGGTGTGGCTCTTTTAGGTCCTCGAGAGTAATCTCGTGGCCTAGCACTTCTTCAAGTGCAGCCTCCTCTTCTGACACAAGATTGTGTAAGGTGAGGACACCCTTACAGCCAGGGTCACCCATAAGGATGGCCGTGTCTGTTAG